CAGCGGCACCAGCCGCTTCGCGGGCACCGTGGAGCAGATAGAGGTGGAGCGCCCGGACGACACCTGGGGCGAGGGCGTGGAGCAGCCCACGCCGCGCATCGTGTTCCAGCGCGACGACGGCCAGCAGATGTACGTGGAACCGGACGGCCTGTACACCGTGGGCAGCCACGCCCCGTACGTGGGCGCGGTGGTCAGCCTCACGACCAGCACCACCAGCACGCTGGACCTCCCCGAGCGCGACAGCAGCCACGAGCAGGGTGGGTTCTGATGCCCACCACGGACCCGTACCACGGCTGCCACGACCTGGACGTACTGATGCCCACGTACCAGTGCGATGGCTGCGGCGCGTACGTGTTCGACTCCGAGGTGCAGGCGGCACTGAACGACCTCACGGGCCGCGCCACCAGCAGCGACGTGGCCGCCTGCACGGACGGCGCGGAGTGCCCGGACTGCGGGCACGTACAGGCGTAGCACCAGCCGCTGTTTCTCACCGCCTGGGAAAGGTCTAAGCCCCCAGCGCCAGCAGTGGAACACGCGGGGCGCTCGCCCAGTGCGCCACCGCAGGCACGGCATCACTCGCCGTCGCTCGCTGGACGAAGCCGGGCGCGGCTGCTCGGGTAGGGCACCGCGCCCGCTCGCCCGGAACCGACACCGAGGCTGTCTGTCCATCCCCCATCGAACGAGCGCGAGGGTGCTTTTCTCACCCTTCGCGCAAAGTTCACGCGAGGTTCGCGCCCGACTGTTTAGTCCGGGTGTGTAGTGTTTACCCGCTCCAGCGGCGGGGCTGCTGGACTACATCTTAGTGCGCCGCGAACTTTCAGGGCAGTGTGGCGACCGGGCCACGTACACAGATGCCCGAGGAAAACGCAGATACGCAGAAGCCTGTTGGCCCCTTCGATGACTTCGAGGGCTGCGTGCGCCATTTCGAGGACGACGAGCAGGTAGACGACCCGGAAGCCCTGTGTGGGTGGATGGAGGAAAACAGCGAGGCCGCAGCCGTGCAGGAGTACCAGCCCGACGAGGACGAGGTGCAGGCCCTCGTGGAGGCCATGAAGGAACCGGCTGCTGACACCGTGCTGACCGACCTCCAGGTAACGCACGTCTCGGGCGTAGGCGACCCCGCCCAGGACAGCCAGTGGGTGATGGCGAAAGACGCCAGTGACCAGGATGCTGACTGGGGCGTGAACGCCCCCCTGCTGTTCAAGTCTACCTCGCCGCTCGGGAAGCCCCAGCACCCTGGGGCCGACCACGGCGAGGACGAGGACGACGAGCAGGAAGACGAGGGTGAGGACGAGGATGCCGAGGACGAGCAGAAGAAGGCCTGGGCACCCGTTCTTATCCCGAACGAGACGGACAAACAGGGCGACGTAATCCCGCCCGAGGCCATCGAGAAGGCCGCGCACCTGTTCCTGGCCGAGTTCCGTAACATCGACACGGACCACGACCTGCTGGAGGGCAAAGGTGTCCCCATCGAGTCGTGGACGCTCAAAGAGGAATCCGCGTTTACGCTGCCGGACGGCAGCGAGTCGCGCCCGTACCCGAAGGGCACGTGGATGCTCGGCGTGAAGTTCACCGACGAGACGTGGCAGCGCGTGAAGGAGGGGGACCTGAACGGGTTCTCCATCTACGGCGAGGCCACCGAACACTCGGTGCAGGAACTACTCGGCGGCGGCGTGGACGTGGCGATGGGTAGCACCATCGCGGAGTTCCAGGCCACGGCGAAGGAGGCCGACAGCAGTACCACAGAAACCATGACCGACCCGGAAGACAACCCCGAGAACGAGGGGAACGAGCAGGAGGCAAAGGACGGCGAGGGCGGCGAGCAGCCCGACGAGGGCGGCGAGGACCAGCCCACGCTGAAGGAAATCCAGGACACCGTGGAATCCACGAACGAATCCGTGGAGTCCATGCAGGAGAAGCAGGCGGACCACGCCGAGCGGCTGGAGTCCCTGGAGTCCGAGGTGTTCGAGAAGGACGAGGGCACCGAGGGCGAGGGCGACGGCGAGCAGGAGGGCGAGTCCGAGAAGGACCAGCCCGAGGTGGACGCGGACGAGGTGGCCGAGCAGGCCGCCGAGGAAGCGAGCGAGAAGGCCACCGAGGCCGCCACCGAGGCCGCCGAGGAACAGGTGAAGTCGCTCCTGGGGCTGGACGAGGACGAGGACCTGCCGGAGGACCCGCAGGAGCGGCAGGAGGTCGTGCGGAAGCACCTGCACGAGTCGCCGGAGGACGACGGCCTCGGCAGCCCGGACTCGTGGAGCGAGGACGAGGTTTCGGAGGTGGTGAAGTAACATGAGTTCCATCGTCAAGAACCACGACGGGAAGCAGGTGAAAAGTGCGCGAAGCGAAATCAACAGCCGCGAGGCCCAGGTCGCCCATCGGCGGTCCTTCGGGCAGTTCGTGGAGAAGGCCACCCAGGCCGCCGGGATGCCCGGCGACCAGGTGCCGTACTGGGACCCGATGGGGTTCCTGAACAGCCGTGGCGAGGCCGTCGAGGCGAAGTCCACGATGTTCGAGAAGTGGCAGGGGGCCTTCCAGGAGTTCAACCGGCTGGCCCGCGAGGGCTACCCGCTCCAGGAGGCCGCGAAGGAGGTCACGAAGTCCATCGACCGCACCTCCTACTCGCTGCCCATCTTCTTCACGCCCGACGTGTTCCTCACGGACCAGGAGGACCTGCCGCTGGCCGACATGCTCGCCCGCACGGCGGTGCAGGAGGACACCATCAAGGTGGACGAACTCACCGACGTGGGCGCGGCATCCTCGTACGGCGAGGGCACGGACTGGCCGGAGAACGACGACACGTACAACAGCCTGTCGTACGATGTCGTGGCCTACGGGCGGCGGAACGAGGTCACGGACTTCGTGCAACTGGCTGCGAACACGCTGCGGTCCACCCGCGCCCTCACCGAGGACCAGCAGGTGACTTCCATCCGCCGGTACGAGGAACGGCAGGTCATCCAGGGGCAGGGGAACGTGGACGTGGACCTCGCCGCGAACGACGCGAGCGGCTGGGACGGCCTCACGGACCACGCCGCATCGAACGGCACCACGAACGACAAGGCGGGTGCGACCATCACCCGCTCGGACGTGCGGGACGCCATCCGCGACCTGCGCCGGAAGGGTGCCAGCCGGGACGACATCGTTCACGTCACGGACCACAAGACGTTCCAGGACCTCCAGGAGGACGTGCAGGACTTCACGCGGTACGACTCGCCTGCCGACGACTTCTCGTTCGGCTTCCAGTCGCTGGAAGTGGACGGCACGATGATTCTGGAGTCCCACGGCAGCCCGAACACGAGCGGCGAGCGGCTGTTCACCTCGTTCGACGCATCGGCCCACTACATGGCCATGCTCCAGGACGTGACGATGCACCCGCTCGCACGAGACACCCCGACGGAGAACTTCGCCACGGACGCCTACGGCGTCCTGGTCAGCGAGGCCCCGTCGCGTACCCACGCGCACCACAACCTGGCCTGAACCATGCCCGAGGACACCACACTCACCCGCTCGGGCGTCGGGTCGCCGCTCGTGGAGGGCCGTGCGTACTGCACCACGGTCACGCTGTCCAGCGGCACCGCCACCCTCACGTTCACGGACATCGACGGCATCGAGGGCAGCCTGGACACGGAGCCGTACGTCTTCGTCACCGGGCCGACCGGCGGCGAAACGGTGTCCGCGAAGGGCACCACGCAGTGTACCATCGGGGGCGACACCACGGATGACGTGGAGTGCCTGGTGGTCGTGCCGGACGAGTAGTCCGGCCTGCGCGGGGGTTTATCCCCCACTGACACCACAGAACACGTATGGCACTCCTGGATACAGGCGTACGCTACGCTGAACCCTCCGACGTGGAGCGGTTCGTACGGAACAAATCGTTCGATGCGAGTTCGGACCCCACCGAGTCGCAGGTGCAGCAGATGCTTCTGGAGGCCACGGACGAAGTAGACAAGCGTGCCAGGCGGGCCTGGCGGCTGCGCGAGCGCGGCGGGCTGGTGCGCACGGTGGAGTGGCCCCGCGAGGTGGAGCGAGCGTACCAGCGGCGGCGTAGGCGCTCGTCGCGCCACGGGTTCGTGGAACCCATCGACAAGTGGGGCACCGTGAACCTGGACCGCGCTCGCGTTACCAGCATCGAGTCGCTGACCGCGCTCCTACCGGAGTCCAGCGAGGATATTACCGCGAACGAGGGGCGGGATGCGGACTGGTACCTGGACGAGCGGGCGGGCACGCTCCACGTGGATGCCAGCACGTTCATGGTCGGCCCCATCCGGGGCGGCGGCCTGATAGACCCGGCTCGCGTGGAGGTGACGTTCCGCTACGGGGAGGACGAGCAGGGCGGCACGAACACCGAGTCCCTGTCGCAGTCCGTTCCCCCAGCCATCCGCCGCGCCACGGCGAAACTCGTGGCGGCTGACCTGCTGGACAGCGACCAGTACGGGAGCGTGGTAGCGAGCGGCCCGGAGAACGTGCCGGACCAGTCCACGGCTGCCAGCAGGCTGCGGGAACAGGCGTACGACCAGGTGGATTCCTACCGCATCAAGAAGGTGTTCTGACATGGCGGGCGAAGTTCGCGTGAAAGAGCGCGATGTGAACGTGGAGGAAACCATACAGGCCACCGAGGCCGCAGCCCTGGTCAACTACTCGGCGTCGTACGCGCAGTACGTGGAGTTCCCCACCTCGTACACCGGGCCGAAGCCGCCGCTCCAGCCGCTCCAGGACTGGGTGTCCCGGAAGTGGGGCGACCTGTCGCAGGGCCTCAAGACGGACCAGAACGGTGCGCCCCTCACCGAGCGCCAGGTGGCGTTCAAAGTGCAGTCCATCATCTACCAGAACGGCACGGACGGCGTGTACTTCGGGCGGCGGGGGCTGGATGCGGCGAAGCAGGCTGCACCCACCATCGCCGCGCAGTACGAGGGGAGCGGGAACCCGGAGGCCGGCAAGAAAATCGTGGCCGAGGTGGCGAACACCGGGTTCAACAAATC